GTAAGCCTCATTCCCCTCACGGGACACACCACCCTCGATGCTAGCGTCTAGGTGGCGGCGGGACACCCCACCTGGGAGCAATCAGGACCACTCCATGCTGCAGGGCATTCAGGATCGCGCGCCGCTGCATAGGTAATAAACCCCTAAGTAGCGAAACCTGCACTCGTCGATCGGAAGCGATCCGTCGGGCATTTATAAGCATCTGCTGGTATGACGCCGAATAGGGAAAGGAGGATATGTGAAGGACTCCCTCGCCTGCACTCCATCCCAACCGAGTGGCATGCCGCTGCGTCGCCTCTGGAATTGAGGCAACGGCGCGGAAAAAATCCGTAAACGCCGCCTGGTAAGTTCGTCGCGCCTGTCGCGTTCTCACATGCAGCATATGATTGGGAGGCGCTGTCTCCTCCAAATGAAACAAATCTAGGGCCAGGTCCACGCAGAACACAAAACTTGAACCCGCGGAGTAGGGTCCGATAATGTGGAACAGCATCATGTATTCACTATCGAATGCGGACGTGTACACATGGATCATAGGGCGCGACGTGACTGGGACGTGCGTCTCGTGTATCGCCGCCATACGCATGGGATGCCCGATCGCCTTTATCTTTTCCGGAGCGCGAACGCGGCAATCCTGGATGGCACCCCGCATCCGCGCCGGAAGCTCTCGCTGTAGATGGGCGACCTCTGTGGCGATCTCCTCCACATGCGACATGCGGGTTTGGGCGACCTGCACAAGAGCCTGATCAGACGTGGGGTTTTGATGTAAATAAGCGGTCTCCAGCGCACCTTGGTGGATCTGAGGCAGTTCAATGTGTGCGGTGTGCAGCCCCGAAAGAGTCGCTATGGTCTTCCCCAGACGATAGATCTGCATAGCGCCGCGCGCCGTAGCCATGCCGGTCGCGACGGCCTCACCCACGAGCGGGACAGAGGCTGCAGCATGTTCTGCTATCTCACCGCCCAGATCAATTGTCTGCTCCACGGCCTCTTCAATCAGCGCGTTTCTCTCGCTCTCCACAGACTTCACAAGCGCTCCAAAATTATGTTTCATTGAGTCAATTAAATGTCGTTCATCTTCGGTTCTGAATTTATCTTCGCGTTTAAGCGCCCGCATCAGTTTCTCCAATCCTTCCCGCTCATGCGCGACTAACGTACTCGTCGCCTTCAGGGCGTCCTCCAGGTCCGTAACCTGAAGCTGCGTGTCCTGCTCAGCCTGCGCCTCAATCTTTGCCCACTTCTTCACTTTATCTATTTCGCTCGCCTGGAACTTCTCAATTTGCGTTAGATGCTTTATTGCAGCTTCTTCTCGCGCATTTTCCTGCTGTAATTGATTTAACCGCAGCTGCGTCTGTATTTCCGCAGGGTTTAATGGGTCCGGGGGCGTTGGATGAACGCCGGCGACGTTTAGGATGACAGCCTTCTTCACGGTCTCACTGAACGACTCACCCGTCACAGCGGACTGTACGGCACCCTCGACTACACCCGCTATTGCACGTTGACCAATTTCGCTCTTCGCTGCTCGCTCAACTGCGCGTCCCGCTGTTGTCGCAATGCGCCTCGCCGTGTCGCTGGTCGCGGCTCGGGCTATTGCTTGCCCGACGCGCGACAGGGCTCCCGTTATGCGCGTCCCGAAGCCACGCTTTGACGACATGTCCGTATGGAGGGAGAATTTTAC